TTTGTGTAACACTTGCCATTAGACTCTACTTAGTGATTTATAAGGTTGGTAGGATGGGTAGTAACTATCATGTGGTGTACCGAAGAATGATGGATTACCTTGATCGCATTCATACTCTACACACGCTGCTCTAGATTTAGCTTCATCTTGAGATAGAAGTTGTACTAATTGTGGATTAGATACAAGCTGTGCAGCGGCTCGTACTGCTGATCTATAGGTAATATAACGTTGGAATACATTAGGTAGATCTTCAAATTTATATAATGTTGTAAGATCAAGATATAAATCACCTGCAAACTCATCAGTATGGTTTACAAGATCATATAATCTACCGTTTCTTACAACTAAATCTACAGTTTTATCAGCTACACCATTATTTAAACTGTACCTTAAGGTATTAGATGGTAGAGTTATGTGCTTATTAGCGTCTGGTGTAGTCTTAACATGATGCTCTGTGTTGAAATGCCAACCTTCATTTTGAACGTCCTTGTTAACTTCGGTTAAAATGTTATAAATGAAGGAGGTTTCAGGGTTATCGAAATTAAGATTAGTGACTGGAGACTGACCGATGGCACCCAGTATTGAGTTCACTGCGGATAGTTCTGTATCGGTGTCAATTGTTGAGGTAGCCATAGGTATAAATATTTGTGAATAAAAAAAAGGGGAGCCGAAGCCCCCCGATATGTTGGTTAATTATATTAGTTAACTTATGCGAAAGCAGCGTTAGATATAGCTGTGTTCTCAGTACCAGATCCATCCCAACCTGTAGCATTAGAGGACGCTGTGTTAATACCAGCAATCAACTCAACTGCACATGCAGGGTTTAGGAAGTCGGCGCCCATTGCGAGCCTTCCGAGAATAACATCTCCTTGGTAAACGACTGATATGTCTCCGTTTGTTACTTGAACTTGTGGTCCAATTGCCTCGACAACACCTGCGGCTTCCTTCTGGAAGATTAGTCCACAGCTGTTAGCGAATTTAGTGGCTGTACCATAGTTGTTAACAGACTTCTGTCCACCAGCTGGTGTACCGCCGTTAGCAGCTTGCTCCATGTCATCCATGGTTGCGCCAACGAATGAACCCATGTTATCTTTAGAGTCATATCCTGTTCTGTTAGGATCAGCAGATGTACCATACTTACCAAAGAATGGAATGTTCATTGACTTGTAGATACGAATACCTGCAATTTCAATGATGCCATTACCAGACTGTAGTGCTGTACCTTGTACGTCACGGTTGATTAAACCATTAGAACTTACAGCTTGTATAAGTGCATAGTACTGTCTTGGGTTAAGAACAGCTACACGTCCATCACCAGAAACACCCTTCTCATCTAGAATTGATGCTGCATCATAGAATGCATTCACCAGTTTAGTAGAGTCGTAAGCGTCTTTCTTGTCTGTACTTGTATCTGTACCAACCTTAAGCATACTACCACCTGGCTCTACAAAGTTACTCATAGTAACTGGTGAAGCCTGTCTAGCAGCTTTAGTTATAGCTCTGAAGATTCTTCTATCATAGTTCTCAGCTAGAGCGTAACCAATCTTACGTGAGATTTCTCCCCTCAAATCGTAATGAGCCAGGGTCTCGTCCAATTCATAGACGAAAGCTGAACTGATTAAGAGGTCATCACATTGGATGGTCTTCTCTGCTACTGGGGGTGACTTCTCATCGTTACCAAGTATTGATTGACCTGGAATATGGAACTCACTCTTTGTGCGACCTGTGTAGATGAACTGCAATGAGCGTCCATTCTTTAAGGTACGTCTTGTTACAAGATCTCTAGCAATTGTGTTGTGCTGGAAACCTTTAAACATCTCTCCTGAAAACAGCTTCAGGTAAAGGGCTCGCCTTTGATCAACGGTACCCGCATTAGTGAGTGCGCCATTATCGGCACCTCCATAAATAGGACCATTGGCATTGGCTGTAGTGGCCTGTTGTGCCATGATTAATTAAAAAATTGTATAGTTATCTTTCTTACGTACGTAAAATTTTGTGATCATTTTTTGTAGGTCTATCCCTACCGTCTAGACGGCTTAAGGGTGTCCCCGTAGGGGCCAAAAGCCAAAGCGAATGAGGGGAATCGAACCCCTGTATACTAGCTTGGAAGGCTGTAGTCGAACCATTGGCACTCGCAGTACTTATTTATTAAGTACATACTTATTAAGAACTTCTACTTGATCATGGTAACGAGCTACCTTATCAAGTTCAATACCTATAGCTTCTGTTATATCAGAGTGTTCTCCAATACCAGCAGGATTAGTTAAGTAAACCTCAACGTTAGCTAGGTGTTTTTGTATCTCTCCATTAGCGTGAGCTTTGATTGCATTGATTAGTTGTGTTCGCATAAGATGTACGGTGGTAATTTAGGTGTGCTCCCTCTATAAGTATGAAGAAGGATAGCAGCCCGAAGACCACTATCCATAATTCATTAACCTGTGAGAGCTTCTTCCAGACTTTGAGGGAAGTCGTCTTCTTTTTCTTCAATCTTTTCTTCAGGTTCAGGTGAGTAGGGCACTGGATGTGCTTGACCTAACCCACCATTGTTACGTGATTGCTGTCCCATTAGAAGGAATACTTAGCTCCGATTTTTGTACCATAGCTGTTGTCTGCATCTTCATTAGAGATACCAGAGAACTCACCATAGACACCAAGTTTCTGTGATACGTTGAATGTACCACCAACTTTACCAGAGATTCTTGAATCTGTAACATCTACATCAGCGACTGCTGTGAAAGCAGGGCCGCCTTGAATGTAGTAGTCAAACTTAGAAAGAGAACCTTCATAACCAACGTGAAGATCTACAGTTCTACCTGTATAATCTTTACCAGTATAGCCGTCGTTAGACTCGGCGTTTATATATACGCCAGCCATTGCTGGAGTTGAAGCGATAGATGCCGCTAGGGCTAGAGCAAGTTTTTTCATTTAATTAATTGTTTAGAGTTTTAGTGTAAGTAACACCACGATACTTTAGTTTTACAGTCATTGTAATTCCTTAGTACCTAAGCCCCGTTCCATGCTTAGGTTTCATGCGTCCATGAAAAATGGATGAACGGACGTGGTGTTTAGAATATGCCAGGTATGATCTGACCAGTTGTAGCATAAGCTCCGAGAGCTGCAAAGATTCCGATCATAGCCCAGCGGCCATTTTGTAGTTCAGCGTTGTCGTTCATAGTTAATACTTCGATAGGTGGTTCTTTGGCAAACATATTTTGCTTACCGTATTCTGTTGTTACTGTCATTAATAGTTGAAAGAAGTGAACGTCGGCGATGATGAACTGTCAGGTCGCCAGTCTTACACTTAATAGTTTACTCCGCCAGTTGTGACTGATCCAGATCCACTGGATTTATTTCCAGAAGATTTCGGAGCTGATTTTTTACCGCTACCAATTTTCAAATTACTTGATCCAGTAGATCCACCTTGTGCTGTTGTAGTCACAGCAGGTGGTGTTATATCTGGTGTAGCACCTCCAGGAGTATCACCCCATGGATTGCTACCAAAGTAATTTGTATTGGATGCAGCTGGACTTTGTGTAGTCCGTGATCCTAAGCACATATTTATTATCCTATAGTTGGTGCCGTTAAGGCGACTGTTGATGACTCAGCAGATGCTAAGTCAAGTGGGAAGTTGTGAGCATTACGCTCATGCATTACCTCCATACCGAGGTTCGCTCTGTTCAGGACATCTGCCCAAGTGGGAACGATTCTACCGCTAGAGTCAACGACTGACTGATTGAAGTTAAAGCCGTTAAGATTAAAAGCCATAGTGGAGATTCCCATAGAGGTAAGCCATATGCAAGCGACGGGCCAAGTAGCCAGGAAGAAATGTAAACTCCTACTATTATTAAAAGAAGCGTATTGGAATATGAGTCTCCCAAAGTAGCCATGAGCCGCAACGATGTTATACGTCTCTTCTTCTTGGCCGAATTTGTATCCATAATTCTGAGAGTCAAGCCCAGTTGTTTCACGAATGAGTGAAGATGTAACGAGACTTCCATGCATAGCAGCGAATAAAGCTCCACCGAATACCCCTGCAACGCCGAGCATATGGAACGGATGCATAAGGATATTGTGCTCTGCCTGAAAGACAAACATAAAATTGAAAGTCCCTGAAATACCAAGAGGCATACCATCAGAGAAACTCCCTTGTCCAAAAGGATATACAAGGAAGACAGAAAAGGCAGCTGCGACTGGAGCTGAATAAGCTACGCATATCCATGGTCGCATTCCTAATCTGTAACTAAGTTCCCATTGGCGTCCCATGTAAGAAGCGATACCAATGAGGAAGTGGAAGACAACGAGTTGATATGGTCCACCATTGTAGAGCCATTCATCAAGGTTCGCTGCTTCCCAGATCGGGTAGAAGTGT